ACCATGGTATTCTCCCTGGGGACATCAATCATAGACGTAGACGCACGCCCATCGAGAAGTTCCACAGACAGACGAGACTGAGCCTCAGATCCGACGATCCGACCATTCTGGAAGTTGATCCGAATAGTGTACGGCTCGTCGCCTACGATGGCGTTACCAACCGCTTGCTTCGCAAGAGCCAGGATGCCAGCGTTAATAACCTTCTCAGAACTGGGGACACGGTTGAACTTAGCCCCAGCAGTCTTGAGATATGTCTTCATGTTATCGGGGATCTGTGTCATCAGAGCTGCTCCGTTCCAGGGTCTTTCCTGAGTGCGTTCTTGATCGAAACCCGAGAAGTACTCGTAATCTTCGGGTTGAATTCAGCGTTGTTGGCCCACCACGAGCCATACTTAGCGCCCTTTCCGAATCCGGGTTCGGGCTCATCGCCGTGCGTAATGGCGCGCATGATCCAGTCGTCGCCGGCATCGATCACAGTTTCCTTGGTGTGGTCGGCAGCGGATCGACCATTTACAAAGAAAACGATTTTGCGAACATACCAGACGTATTCCGTGGTCACGGGGTCGCTACTGCCATTGATAGTCTTACTGACCTGTTCACCCATGACGATACCCTCGATCTGAATCGAGAATCCGGAGTAGTCGCCGTTAGCCGGGATGAAGCCGTTCTTGATGTTGACAACAGCAGTGAAGTTGTCGCCGTCAAGAACAGGATCGCTCGTGCGCTCAAGCACCGTACTCAGATATCGTGCGATATCCTCCACACCACCCTTTGCAACTGTCTTCTCGCGTGTGATGTTTTCGGCAGACCACGTATGGTCATTTGGAACAATGGTTTCGAACCAGTTACTCATAGAACCAGTTCTCCTTCCTCTTGTAGCTGCGCCCAGATGAGATCATCTCGACGCCGCCGTGTTTTTCGGACATCCGATCGAGTCCCCAGAAACAGGTTATCGAGCGAATTGTTCTCGAGGTCTCCATCTGCATGACAGACGTATAGACCCCTGTCGGGCCACCTCTTGTAGAAGGCAGCCCAGATCACCGATGCGACTGAACGTTCTCGAGCCTCACCGGGAGTTGTGTACAGCCGAACATAGCGTGAGTTCCCTCTACGCTTGAACGGCTGAAGGGTTATGCCGGTGTCCTTCCGACGAATGGTACCCAGACGATTGGCTTCGTAGTGGTTAAAGCCAGGCACATCCGCCCAGATGTCGGCATACTCTTTGTACATGATAGCTCCTTTCGTCAAAGACGGGGGCAGACCTTTCGCAGCCCACCCCCGCCTTAAAATATGATCAGTCGAGATCCGCGTACTTAGCCGCGAAGGAAGCCGACTCGTCGTCCATCACGACATACAGCTCCTTCACATACGCGGAGATACCCTTCTGACCACGGATGTCGTACACCGACGGGTGGATGACCACATCAGCAGTCTTGATCGTGATGTTGTCAAGTGTGCCGACAGTGTCCTCGGTCATCAGTTGCTTGCGTCCACCGGCAACCAGCCAGATGGCCGGAGCGCGGAACTTGTACGAGACCTTGACCCCGAGGTAAGGACGTTCGGGATCGAACTCGCCATCCTGGTTCTTGCGATACTTGACGTTCCAGCCGTCTCGCTCGAGATCCTCGACGAGGTTCAGCGGAATAGCGACCGAGAACTCGCGCTTACCGCCATCCTGGTTAAAGCGCGTCGCAGACCCGGCAAAGTTCGTGAAGAGCAGACGAGCGTCTTCAATAACCAGATCGGAGGGGGTGTTGTTGAATGCCATGACTGTTTCCTTTCTCAGTGGCATAGTGTTTCAAGATCGACGAATTGTTCAATCGTTTGTTTCGCCTCATCAGAAAGCATCTCGGCGTAAGACGTATCGACGTCCTGCTCCTGATGCATGAATCGGACCATCTCTGCTTCCTTCCAGCGATAGCCCTTTGTCCCAACGACGGCGTCTTTGATCTCGCCTTCGCTGTTCATCCGCAGTAGCTCAGCACCACCTCGTTCGGGTTTGATCGGAACAAACGATCCGACCTTACCGACGAAGTGATCCCCGCTATCTGGGAACCGTAGGTACATTGCTGTCTTGACCTGTTTGGTCTGGACGTAATCCTCGAATTCGATCGGCTCCTTCGTGAAGAGCTTCTTGAATACGTAAGGCTCCTGGAACTGTTTACCAGTAGCAGTCCATTCACCTTCGTGAGGGAATGCATACTTCGCAATGTACACAGCCTTGTTGACAAGACACATCTTGGCGTAGGTGGCTTCGTGTTCGAAGTCGTACCCATACCTCTTCCCGAAGTCCATCACCTTCTGAATATCGTCAGGCGTGGCTCCGGGAATCTTGATGGAGTCTGTCTTGATGTGAGCAACTGTTAGACCGAGCTCGTCTTGCACATAGTGCTTGAGGTCGATCATGAACAGAGCCCCTCGCTTCGCGACAATGTTGTCGACGTTCCGAGGATCCCATGCGGGGTTGTCGAACTTAGCGCTCGTCAGCCCGTACATTGAGTTGATCGGAATCTTGAGAGCCTTGCCAAGTTCATCAAGATCATAGTTCTTCGCGATTTCGACAAGACGCCCATCGAAGAGCTTACTCAACGCGCCCATGTCCTTATGCTTGATCGCCACACGAGCCTGTTTGAGCTCGCTGTAGCGCTGAGTATAAGGACCAAACAGGTTGAGCTGCTCGATAGATGTTGGGTGCATTGACGCGACATCGAGGAGGGCGACGTTCTCGTAGTATCCGGGTTCCGAATATACGTAGCCACCCTCCCCCGGATCTTCGCCTCGGTATGACGAACCCTTGAACTTGTCAAAGGTATATCCCGGGAACATCTCGCTGAGGTCGGTGTAAACGAACTTCGACTTGTCAGGTCGACGCTCCTTACCAAACACCAGAGCACATGTGTGCTGGTTGGTGGTATCGTTAACACTAAGACCCGAGAGCTCTGCGAGGATCTTGCGAGCACCCCAGTCACTAGCGAGATGGTTGAACACCAGCTCAGTGGCCTTGACATCGTTCTTGCAGTATTCAACAACGTCATCCCACTGACCCTCGGGAACCGGCTGGTCCCAAGGTAGATTGTTCTCCTGGTGCTTGATCCCGAGCTCGATCTCCCACTTCTTGAGAGACTGCTTCTTCGTCGAGAAGTCGTAAATATCCGTGTAGGATAGGTTGTACGCCTCGCGGAATGTCGCGTTCTTCTCGTTGTTGATGATCCTCTGCGAGATCTCGAATAGCTCTGCGTTCGAATATCCGAGTGACGCAGCATACATGATGTGGTTGTCGTACTTACGGTTGTTGAATCCAATCAACCGAAGATCAAACAATGCCTTCACGGACTTGGCTGAAGGATTCGTCCAGAAATGGACAACCTCCTCGCCGGGGAATTTATAGCAGATGACAAACAAATTCGGGAAGACCTCAACATCGTAAAATGCGATGCGTCCGTTTCCCGCCTCTGCGATCTCAGCCTTGTCCTCAGACATGAAGTGCATCTGCTGGACCATCTTAAGGCAACGATCCGACTGGTTTGTCGAAGACATGGCGAAAGATGTGACGGCGTTACGAGAGTCAGTGACGTCGTATGTAATCCCAGACTCATAAGCCTCATCCAGAATGCTCTTGATGAAGTCAACATTGGGCGCGGTATTGGCATGCACTTCTTTACGGAGCGCTTTAGCAATGAGAGACCTGAGGTGGTTCTCATCCTGAACGTGCTTCTTGTTGATCATCTTGACAGCCTTTGTGGGGAGGTCTCCCGGATAATCCTCGATACCTCGCCCGTTGTGAAGGGACAGTCGTCTCCGAAGAGACGCGTTCCCTCGGAATCGTTTGATTTCAATTCCAGGCGAATATTCAGCAAGGGTATCCTTATCGACAGGATATCGATAGATGAGGTGGATGCCACCACCGCTTTTTGACGTTTCCGCGTATGTCGGAGGCCAAGCAGAAGCAGCACTAAAATTAGCATTGAGGTCTTTTTCACCATTGTCTCCTTTCAGATCAAAGTCAATGCAGATGTACTCTTCAGGCATGAGTACGTAATGCTCGTCCGTTGGAACAATACCATTTAGGGTTGTGTCAACGTATTTCCAAGCTTTTCGAGGAGTTCCCTTCTCGGATGCATACTGTGCCTTACATCCGGCGAAGTGCTCGTCAAATACTGATGGTGTTCCGGGTTTCAAGTCGAGCCATATATCGCCTTTAACCGGTGAAGGGGTGTATTCACGGTTTTCGAATTTATCGCTCTGGAATCCAACAAACAGACTCCGATAATGAATACCGTCGATCATCACTCGTTCGTGAAATTCTCGAAAGTATCGACCAAGTTCAGTTTTGAATCTATACCTAGGCATTCGGTACTGAATTCCGGTTTCATCAACATAGTCCTTATAATCGGAATATGCTTTTGCAAGAGTAACCTTATCATCGCGCCCCCAATCTGAGTACATCTCCGATACAAAGTTGAAGACTGGGTTAGTCTCAGAGATCATTGTCTTAGATCTGTAGTTGCGATAATAGTTCGGGCCCAGACTACGATACACGTCAATGCAGTGCTTGGCAATAACTCCAAGTTCCTGATATACCCCGTCCATGACACTAGTGTATTCATCTATCGGTAGACGTCTTCCCGATGGTGAAACATCAAGTAAACGTCTGGGAATACCAGAGTTTGCGTCTGTGATCTTAACCGGGCTATTCGAAGCCATGATAAGAGTGGTTGTGATCCTCAAGGAGCGAGGTTTCTTGAACTTCTCGTTGACGAGCTGTACTTCGTTTGACACGATTGAGTTCAAACGAGTGTTTGTCTCAATCCGACTGAGATCGCCGTCGTGTTCGATAGCCACCAACGGATCGTCGGCAAACGCACTTAGTGCAAACGAATTGTTTCGCTGCGCGAGCGACTCGGAATCGAAGGGGACGCAGAACTCTCCGAAAAGCCTCTGCATCACATTCAGAATTGTGGATTTACCTGAACCGGGGTCTCCGTAAAAGACCAGAAACTTGTCGATTGTCCTACAATCCCCAGTTAGAACCGACCCGATAGTCCATTCGATCTTCTGACGTTCGGAAGGGTCATATAGAGTATCGACGAGCTTAGACCAACTAGTCGGTTCGCCTTCTTCGAGAGAATATGGGAGTCGATACGAGACATGGTCTTCTTGACGAAGAATCGTGTCTTTAAACACCGGCATTCGGTCAAGAGGATGATCCGTGTCAACCATATTCTTAGACCATTGTCGGTATTGTCTCCAAACACCGTCCGAATCTTTCCGGCAGATACGTGGAAATAGGTTCTGAATACCCGACTTTTTGATGTAATCGAATACATCATTGTCGATGATATCTATCACATCGTTTTCGTGCTTGGACCAGAGCCCGGTCTTTGGATCCCAAACCGCGACGAAATCGCCATCGCGCAACATGATATCCCTAGAATTGAGGTTTATGAAATTGGGTCTGACTTCCATCATACCCGCTTGCCCCCTCATAGGGATCGTTTCAATCTCGTAAAAGTCCACCTCCTGTGGCCTCCTTTTTAGTGATACGGATCATACAAGTTGGCCCATTGAATCATTTGGGTCGTTAAGGGCATCTCGAGAGTATCCACCCCTGGGATACGGAATAATCCGCCGGTTCCGTTCCTTGAGTAGGTCCTGTACATCACACGCTCGGCGATGTTCAGAGCCTCCTCATGAATCTCTGAAGGTAGGCGCCCGTCGTCAGAATATGAACGAGCGCCCACGTTCAGAAGAATGGACTTCGTGAACGATTCCCGATCCTGGTACAGCATGGCCGTCAAGGTATCAGTAATGCTCACAAAGACCTCAAGGAACGAAGCCGGAGCTTGCCTCGGCGAGGGCATACCCGTTTCGTAGCAGTATTCATCTCTCATGCGAAGAGCCTGAATGGCTTTATCTTCGTCATCAGGAATATACCACACGAAATCGAGTTCATCCCACACCGAAGCAAGCTCCGAATAGTTCTCGAGACACCCGCGCTGGATCAGCCATCGGGTGTACATCATGTCAGATCTTATCCCAGATCATTCCGTCGACGTTGAAGTCAACAATGAAGTTCGTGTCAACACGAGAGTAGTCTTCAGACGGGACTCGGTAGGTGTTTGCGTCGTAGTCTCCGAACGAGACGTAGTTGTCGCCGTCCTTAGAGTTCTTGATCCAGCCGACGACTGCACCTTCACGAGTGCGAGACAGGCCGAGCTGATCGTAGACCTCGTTCAGGAAGAGGTGACCCTTACGCTCGAGACGACGATTCGCCCACAGCTGAACAGCAGCAAGAGTCTCAGAGGTGTAATCCTCGTTGTCATCCCAGCAGTTCGAGGACTCCTCGGTGATGATGCGCGCGTAGGGAGACAGGTCTGTAATAGACGCAATGACCGCGTCGACGACGTCGGCCGCATCAGACTTGTTGTCGGAAGAGAGGATCTCCTCGGCGGTCTTGTCGTAGTTAGGCAGCTTCGGACGGGTGATCTTCTCGACAGTCTCCTTGCCGAGCGCGTCAACCATGGTCTTCTTGTAACCATCGAACGCAGTCTGGAGGGCAGTGTATGCAGCACCAACAGCCGCGAGACGCTTCTTCGAAATCGAGTTCGAGAAGTAGATCATCGTGATGGTTGCCGCCCCGACAATCGCAGCAGGCGCGCAGGTGTAGGCCGTGTCGAGGATGAAGAGGATACGGTTCTTCATCTCGATCTTGTGGACGTCCTCATCAGCGATCTGGTCTGCGTTGCGGATGCATTCCTTGCGACGATCCCAGTCACGGCCCTCGCAGTCCTCGAATCGAGTGCCGGCTCGCCATGCGAGATATCCGGTTGCGACGACGCCAGCAGAGGCTGCGACGGAGAGAATGGTGGGGGCGTGCTTCGAGATGCGAGCCATGCCCGTGTGGAAAGCGGTCGTGATAGACATTTGAATGTGCTCCTTTCTGAGCAAATATGTTACTTGAGGGGTTCGGGACGGTCAGCAGAGACGAGCCAACCTTCCCTGATCTGTCGGATTTCGAACGCGTCGGTTGTGGTCCAACCCCAGCGTTCGTCAGTGTATCGGGGCTGAATGCCAACGGATGACATCAGGTCAGCGACAGAGACCTGACCGTATTCTTCAATCTGTTCGGCAACGAATTCGATCACATCAACGGCGTCGCCGCGAGTATCGAACACAAGGTCCTCAACGTTCGTGGGCTTCGGCTGACGCGGTTCGCGACGTTCGTATCGACGCGATTCGTAAGAGCCCCGACCTCGATCGGAACGAGAGGAACTAGAATATGACGTGTAGCCTGACGTAGAACGACGCCGGGGATCAACTTCGCCGTACAACAGCTGTTGAATACCTTGCGTTACCATGTCTGTGATGGCGTTCTTAGCGGCCGGGATAGCCACATCAACAACAAGATGCTCAGCAATCTCTGGGATATCCTGAGCGAAGAAGGTCCGAAGAGCTTCCTTGATGGCAGACTTCTTCTGGACCTTAGCCTTGGCGATAACCTTCTTCTCGGGGGAGGCCCCCTCCTTGGCTTTGTCAGTGTTGCCAGGGAGGGAGACCTCAGTGGGCCGAGTAGGCTCGATGGGGACGATGTTCGTCATCAGTTGGTCTCAGCAATCTTGCGGAGCTCTTCGAGGGAAGCATCCGGGTGCTCCTCGATCAGCTTCTTGGCTTTACCCATGATGTCATCAGGGAAGAGGCCAGCCAGGAACCCGTTCGAGAACTTGGGATCGTTGCTGAGCTTGTCCAGAAGGGCGTCGAATGCTGGGGATGCCAGGAACGCCTTGGTAGCACGCTCATCCTTGAAGAATCGCGTACCGTCCTCAGAGCGCTCACCGTACGCAGCGCCCACGAACTCCTGAAGGAGCTTGTAGGCATCCATGGGGGAAGCCTCGCCGCCGTTGATAAGTGCGATCTTGGCAGAGAGCGGAGTACGCTGGAGCTCCATATTCATGAGCTCAGCCTTGGAGAGATGGAAGTGGAGTTTCTCTTCGGTCTCTTCGCCGAAGAAATTGGTGTACTTAACCTTGATGGACTGCATGTCAGTTGTCTTCCTTTCGAGAAGCGATGTATGCGATCGTGCCGACGGCAGCGATCAGGGGGACTAGAACCGCAAGGACTCCTGCGTAGGTTCCGGTCTTAGCGAGCTTGGTCTCGCTGGTCTTGGGTGTTTCGACCGTCTTCGTGGGACGGGTCGAAGGGATGGGCGTCTCAGAGGGAGAGGGCTTAGCCGAAGGCGTGGGCGTTCCCGACTGAGGTGTGTCGGGGGTCTCAATGGATGGAGACGGCACCGGCACGGGAGTAGTTCCATCCCCAGTCGTCCCGCCGCGGACCTCGACCTCGATCGTACGCTCGAGCTTGAGTCCATTGACCGTAGCGACATTCTTCGCGGTCTTAGCGCCAGCCGGCGTAGGCATCGGCTCAGGCGTGTAAGTGACACAAGCCTTGACGCCATCGGGGGCGGTGAATTCAATGGTCTTGTCATCCACCCGGATCGCAGAAATATAGGTCGTAGTATTCGGGTCCCAAGTATTCCCACGGGCACACTTAACCGATTCGCTCAGTTTGGTGTAGTCGTCGTGAATGGTGTACTTGACGCCGGGCTCGGCGATCCAAGTGATCATCCAAGAAGTGGAGCCATCGGGATTGACCCAGCCCCACTTCGAGTTCTCAGGCTTCGCGTCTTCGTAGTGACCACCGTTGCAGTCGTTATCGCAGGCGCTATCCCAGTCCTTGTCGCCGAAAGTAAACGGCCAGGCCTGACCTCCGATAGAGATCTCACCCCACTTCTTGCCGACCACGGACTCCTGAAGGCGAGCGGTGGTCCACCAAATACCGGAAATATCGGTCTTGTTTGCGACCGAATCCGGGACGTTGTCCACAGTGCAGGTGAGAGTGCCCTTATCGGTCTTGCAAGATCCGATCCGGGTGTCGTCATTTAGGGTGAACGGAAAATCGTACGCCCAGTTAATGACGTCGGACGTAACATTGAAGGACTGTCCGACCTCGAGCTTCTTGGTAGACCAAGTGCCCTTGACCGTGACCGGCGAGGACACCTGAGAGCTGCTCGAGGAGATATAGGTGATCTTGGCGTCAATGGGGTTGTCCGCTGCGAGAGCAGGGGCTGCAGATCCGCAGATAACAGCTGCGGCAATGCCAATAGACACAATAGTGCGGTTCATGATGTTCCTTCCAAATATTAAGTTTTTGGGTGGTCACTTGTTGTAGTTGCGGTACTCCTCGATGTACTTCTCAAGCTTCGGGCCGAATGCCTTAAGAAGGAGGAAGCCGACAAAGCCGGTGGCAGCGATCTTGCCGGTACCTCCGCCGAGGATCTTGGCGATCGTGTTGATGATCATCATGAGGGTGATGAAGATGAGGATGATGATGAGCATAATGATGCTTCCGAAGGTTTCCATTGTAGCGACTGCCTTTCAGTTTGGAGAAAGCCTATAACCCGTGTTAGGGGCTATAGGGTGAGGGGGTCTCAGTTCTTGGAGTTCTTGTATGCCTTCTTACGGGCACGGTTGGGATCGAGGGCGCAGCAAACGCCAAAGAAGCCAAGCATGATTCCGAAGGTGTACATGGGAGGGGTCCTTTCTTGAGGGTTAGTTCTCATTAGGACTCCCGTTTTTTGTGTTTGGCCAGTATTCTGGAGGGTCAGAATACTCGATCGGCTCGTCTGTGAAAGTGACCTTATTCTCCTTGGTCACGGCTCTTCAACCGATCTTGAACCAGTTCGGCTGAGGAGCAGGCGTCAGAGCGACCTCAATCGCGGGTGAACCGGAGGGCAGGAGCACGGGACGGAACTCAGGCTTGATGGTCACGCCACCATCCCAGCCGAGCTCATCGCCGACACCCGTCTCACCGATGTGAATCTGCGAGTAGAAGTCGTTCAGAGGGCAAGGGCCGAAGTTCAGCAGGTCCTCAGAGATGTTGTTGCAGTAGCCACGGATCTTCTCGGCCGTGGAGCGGAAGGTACGTCCGGTGATGGCGTCCTTGCACAGGACCTCCTCGTCACCGAAAATGACCATCGAACCCTCGGGGAGCTTCTTCTCAGCAGCCTTCTTGTCGGCGGGCTTTCCGCCCTTCTTGATGACCTCGACCTGCTCGAGCACGTTCTTGCGGAGCTCAGACACGTTCATCTGAGAAATGGAGTACGCGGCGGCGAGAGCCTGGTACTTCTTGTAAGTGACGTTGTGCAGGGAGACGATCGCGAAGATCGTGACACCGAGGCTGGCGGCAGCGGGGACGTAGGTCATCCAGTTGCGCTTGGCGAAGTCGAGCAGGTTGTCGGACACGCCGTTGTCGTCGGCGATAGCCTTGGCGTGAGCCTTACCGGAGGTGATAGCGGTCGCAACGGAGGCTGCGATACCGAGACCCGTGATAAGGATCTGAGGGTTGGACTTGATCCAGTTCATGGCGAGCTTGATGGTGTTCTTGATGGACATGGTTGTGCTTCTTTCTTGAAATATGGAGGTTGATTGATGATCAGAGGTTGGCGATGTACTCGGCGAGATCGAGGCCGAGGATGGACGTTGCTGCGATCGGAATGAAGTTCGGATCGGATCCGACCGCGAGGGAGTCGACGATGATGTAAGGGTCGTGCAGCTCGGTGTTGTCGACAATGACGATATTCTTGGCGAATGCGCGTCGACGATCAGTCATGACAAACCGGAACGGGACGATCACGTACTTCGCGTCGGGCTTATCGGCCTCGTCCCTAGAGATGAGGAGGCGTTCGCCGGACCCGTCAGTGAAGACGATGTCTTCATAGTTGTATGGAGCGACGCGCAGAGGCTTGACAACATTGCCATCGATATGCTTGCTGACAAGCGCCCCGAGAGCAGTCATCTCAAGGGCGTTCGGACGTACGGGGGCCGAGTGAGCAACTGAGATCGAGATGAGCGATCCTTCGGGAACGCTGAGGTCGACTTCAGAGAGGTTGAAGATCTTTCGCAGGGTCATGGTTATGCTTCCTTTCAGAATGAAGCCTATACACCGTGTATGGTGTATAGGGGTGAGAGTCAGTTGAGGTCAAGGGTGACACATGCACTGGTGACAATCAGGTACAGTGCACACATGGGTACCACCGTGATACTGATGATGGTAAAGACGATCTCGCGAACGAGCCAGTTTCGGATGCTAACCTTGGTGAGCAAGTTAACAACACCGAAGCGGCAGAGTGCGAAACCAATCGCGTACCAAACATGTGCAGTGAGGGCGATGGCGAGTGCGGTGATGAGAATGTCGTAGAACATGATGGTTCCTTTCAAAGAGGGTTGATAGTTCTCATTATTCGCCGCGTAAAATATGCTCTCAAAGCCTATAACCCGTGTTAGGGGTTATAGGTTGAGAGAATTCTCAGAGGATAGTGTCACTCGTCTTCAGAGGAGTCCGAGGACGCTCGCAGACCGGCGACGGTCATAGCGCCAAAGAAGATAGCGACGGAGCTCAAGGCAGCAACCTTGGCAACCGGGACGCTCTTTTCGGCGACCGTCTTGATGCGGTCCATAAGAGGGGTCTTCGGGGTGGTCTCTTCGAGTTCGTTCGAGTTGGACATGGTGAGATCCTTTCTTGAGTGGTTAGTTCTCATTAGTATTTGAGTGTTTTTTGCGGAGCTCTTCGACGAGCTCGATGACGGGGTTCTTCTGGCGCTCTGCGATCATCGCGAGAGCGTTAATTGCAGACCATATGGACAACGGCGTCGCGATCGCGATTAGTAGTATCAACAAAATATGCATGGTGACTCCTATTTTGAGGTCAAAGCCTATAACCCGTGTTAGGGGTTATAGGGTTGAGGTTACTTTTCCTCGTCGTAGGGCGTGAACTCAAGGTTCAAGCTCTCGTGAACAAGGCGAGCGGCGAGCTTCTGTGCAGCTTCGTCTTTAGAGGTGCTGGCGATCTTGAGGAGGTACCGAAGGTACTTCGTCTGGAGCTTTGCACCAATGGAGAAGGAGATGCAGAAGATGGCAAATCCGCCGGCAATAGCCTGGGGGATAGAGATCTTGGTAGACATGGTTGTGTCCTTTCTAGAGGGTTAGTTCTCATTATTCACCGCGTAAAATATGACACCAAAGCCTATAACCCGCGTAAGGGTTATAGGGGCTTGAGGATTCAGTTTTCTTCAAGGTCGGGGAGGCTCATGGTGAGCTTGAGGTCCTTGTTGATGAGCTCCACGCAGAGCTTGCGGAGCATCTGGTTCTTACCGTAGCAGGCGTAGTTGAACGTCTTGCTGTAGAATACAGTGCGTTCAATCCTGCCGAGGTTGTAGAATACAGGTGCTGCAATCGCGAGGGTAGCGGCGGCAACGAAGGAGTAAGCGTACTTCGACATGAGAGTGGTCCTTTCAAAGAGGGTTGATAGTTCTCATTATTCGCCGCGTAAAATTTGCCATCAAAGCCTATAACCCGTGTTAGGGGTTATAGGGGTTGAGGGGTTTCAGTCATTGAGGTCGTGATCGATGTCACGCATGAGGTTGTCCAGCACCTCAGCCTTGGAGTCGCCTTCAGCGAGGTCGCGGTATGCGTGCCAGTACGAGGCGGCCACCTTCTTGATGGTGGTCTCGTAGCGGTCAGCAACATAGGCGAGCCAGATGTTGTAGGCGAAAGAGAGGGCGAGGAGGATGCAGACAGTGATGGTGAGTGCGTTGAACATGATGGTTCCTTTCAAAGAGGGTTGATAGTTCTCATTATTAGTTGTGTAAAGTTTGTGTTAGTTTGTGTTATTTAAAGCCTATAACCCGTGTTGGGGGCTATAGGGTTGATAGTTCTCATTATTCGCCGCGTAAAATATATAGTACAGAAAAAGTCTATAATCCTAGATTTTAGGGTTATAGACTTTCGAGCAGTTCTACTTACGGAACTTCAGCATCGAAAATGCCTTTGAGGCAAGAACGTGGGTCTGCTCGTAGTTGAGGACCGCCATAAGACCGAGCAAGTATACCACGCCATTGGCAATCGTTTCGGACGACGGCATGAGCTTCGCCTTAAGGTCATTATCCTTAGCGAGCTTATGCAATCGTTCGAGATTGCCAACGGCTGTGGTGTACTCACAGGTCGACGGATCCTCTCCACCGAGCCAGTTAAGCACCTCGTTCTCGAGGTCCTCAGGTTCGTAGAGGCGTTCGACGTTAGACATGGTGAGTCCTTTCGTGTAGAGTGGGTAGTACTCACTATGCCGAACGTTTTTATTACACCTCGGGCTTGGTCACCTTCAGGACGATGGTGTCGCCGTTCTTGAGGTTAGCAGGTTCGGCCGCGAAGTCCGCGTAGACGTCATCATGCTTTGTCACGACAAGGTTGCCGTGTGTCTCAGGCTCGTAGTTCTTGGAAGAGACCCCAAGAGCTGCCCCGAGGAAGACACCGAACGCAGTGATTGTCGCGGTTGCCTCGTTCGTGTACGGAACGCCCCACACCATACCCACAGCGTTGACAAACGTCGCGAGTGCGGGAATGATGATAAGCGCCACGCGCTTGAGAATATCGTAGGTTTGATTACTCATCGGTTCTTCCTTTCGTTATTGCTGTTAGGCATCATGGGTAGCTCGTCTACCTGTTCGAATACGCGACGTGCAAGGCCGTTTCCGCCAAGAGCAGAATATATCTGATACTCTGCTTCATATTCTTCGTACTCGTCCATTGTGATGTATCCGCGCTCGATGTATGTACGTCCGAGAGCAATGAGCTGACTTCTGGACACGGTCAGTAGAAGCTTATCCGCATTAGTGTTGCGATCGGCTTTCGTCTTTGCCCATGCCCAGATACCGGAGCCACCGAGTACTGCAGTCACCGCTGGGTTCGCCATTTCGGCGATCTTTGTCAAATCCACTTATCGGTTACCTCCTGTCCATATTTGTAGAATCGATCGGGTTGGATCTTGATTGAATACGTTGTGAGATCTCCGCCGCTCACGGTTCTCTCGATGACGTATCCGGTAAACATGACGTCAATAATCGTCCCAGAGACGGGCCGTCCAATCGGAAGGGAATAAAAGCGTTCCGACTGAACTTCATCGATGTCAACAGTTACCGACCTAAGTGGTTCGCACCGAATTTCCTCAGTTGTTTGTCCCCATTCCCGATCATCACCACCGGCGACTCCGGATTCGAAGCGGTATACGCCTCGCCAGTCGGTCGTATTTTGCATGTATGGACGATTTTCGTACCACGTACGAATACGACCTCTGGATGCCATCTTCCACATACCGTAGTCCTTGGTTTTTCCAATGTACCAATGTGTGGGGGCGCCCGGGAGTCGTCTAGTAAGCCTAGATGATACCGAATCTAGAGGACCTAGATCGAGAATCTTTGTCGAAGCGTTCAATGACTTGGCATACAGTGTAATATCCAGATTGTTACTATTGCCGGCAGTCGAAGTAATGCTCGAAGTGAAATACAATTGATTGTACAATGCAGCATTATACATATCATCGTATATACTCGTGGACGGGTCGAACTTGTCCTCGTAACTATTTAGGTCTGATGGAACAGAAGCCCTTAACCAATACACAAACCATCGATTTGGGTCTTTGTTTATATCATCCAAAAAACGGCCGAAAGTCGCAACTGGGGTAAATGTACTCGGATAGTAATTCTCGTAAGATCCGCTTTTGTTGCGACGTTTTAGCAGTTCCCAAACTGAGATACAACGAACTTCGCTGATACCTTGTGATTCATACGATATTTCGTCTACCACAAACGGGGTCGGCGTTGCGCCGAAGCAGCATGCGACAGTTCCCGGAGGATACGGAAACATTCCCTTACATCGAAATGTCATCGAAGCGGTGTACAAACCCTCCTTGATGAGCGTATCGAAAACCGGAATTGTAGAAAACGATCCCATCGATTTACCGCCGAGTACCTGAACAACGTTAGGCATGATTAAAGACTCTTTCTGGTCATGACCATATTTAACTTACAATAACCGTTGCCGATACCGTCGAGGCTGATCTTAGGCGGCTCTTTAAGGTACCTGATCCAAGATGACAACTGCCTAATGTCGAAAGCTGGATACGATTCATACGCATAGCACGCAGCTGCATTTGCGTCGTACCCACCTTCAATGCTAAATCGTCTGGTTCCGTCGATTAGACCATACATTGTAAACACTCCGGGGTTGCTGGACGAGTTACCCTGGAGCATGGCCGCAAACATGTCCATATCGCCGTCAAAAACTCTATATTTCGAAGTTCCGATGGCAGGTAGAGACAGTTTTAGTTCGCGGATATCGACTGGTCCAATTTCAGTAGCAATCGATTGGATTGTCGAAATAATATCAGACTGAGCTTGGGTCCAATTCTGATTCCCGAGTCCCATGTATAGTTGGAATGTATAACCATACATGACCGGCAGCTTTGTCGAAATGGTAAACTCGATGGTTGCTGGAGATTCAGTATAGTTGTACTTAAGTTCTCGAATGACGCAAGATTGTGTAAATGGCGAGACCCTACCGAAACTGAGACTCGGTCTGGTGTACGTCGTCGTTTCATTTGGTTTGTATTGGACCGACGGAACAATGAGTGACGGGTCCGTAAGTTCAACAGATGAGGTCCTCTTAGATGAAAGGTATTCGAGGAAATACCTAGCAGGTCGCTCGGGAATAGGGACAGCAGGCGTCAGACGCATGTTGATGTCGATCTGCTTTTCAGACATCGATGTAACGACATTTCCTGTAAAATTGTATTCCCTATTTGGACCAAAAGATCCGTTTAAGATCTGGGCGACCCACCCTCGGTCTACACGATTCAAATACAGCGGTAATTCCAATCCGTTGTCGTTGAGTATTCGAACCTTTGTATACGTCATGTGGACTACATCCTCTTCATTCGTTCAAGTTGACGCTCAGTTTGACGATACAAGTCGTTGAGATCGAGCGCCTTTGGTGATTCGTTGTACTGGTTGAAGACCATCGGCTTCTGGTTGTTGCGCAGTTCGTCTCGAAGAGCCCGAATCTCCTGCGCCGTTTGGCTGCCATTTTGAACTGATGTTCCGACAATATTTGCACTAAGGTCGTTCATCGTGAGATCTTGCAGACCGTTCACCTCAGAGAGATCGACAGTCGGCTTGATGACAGGATTCCAATCAGCATCCAGGTTGCTCATGGCGTTAACCATCTCGCTACCCAGACCGGACATCGCGTCGACCGCTTCATCCTGGTTCTTGTCGATACCCTGGACAATACCCGCAACGATGAATCCAGCCGCGGTCGCGAATACACGCGAAGGCGAGTGGATACCGAGAGTACTCTTAAACGAGCTAAGAGCACTCGAGGCAACATTGCGCATCTTGTTGTAAAGGGCTCCGGCAGCGCCAGATACACCGTTGATAACACCGTTGATGATGTTGCGACCGATGGAACTTGCGTGCGGTTCGAATGTGTGGGCCATGCCAGTCAAACCATTCTTGATGAATCTGATGATCGCAGAGATCAGCTTGTTGACCGCGGCTTGAAGCTCCGGTCCCTTCTGATCGATTGCGTCAGCAAATCCATTGATGAACGTAATGACAGCATCCCAAGCAGCATTGATGATAATCACAGACTGTGCTGCAATACCATTGATCATCGCGGCGATGAGGTTCGCGCCAGACTTCATCAGATCAGGGATCTTAGTTGCAAGACCATCGAGCATAGCTTGTATCAGTGCCAGGAAGGCCCCGATAATCAAGGGTACGTTCGTCTTGATCAGATCGATGAATCCAGTCAGAATCAATTGGAATGCCGCCGAGAACTTGGGGATGTTCTCTCCGATCGCCAAGAAGAACTGGCCCAACATATCAAGAATCGTTTTCAAGAACTCAGGCCAGACGTTGCGAAGAGCCTCCAAGATACCGGAGATCGTGAGTACAACGATCTGAACGAGTTCTGGCATCTTCTGCTTGATGATTTGATAAATCTGACTGATGAACTGCCTAATGGCAACACCAGCCAAGATAATCAATTCATTCACGGCAGGGATGAGCGACCGAATTAGAGCTGTGACGGCATTACCAAATGATGGAGCAGCATTCTCAAACGCGGTAAAGACACCGATTAGAGCCGCCTGGATTGCTGGTGCCGCTGCTGCGATGATCGCTGCTGCCGCCGCAATACCCGCTGCGATAGCGGTAATACCCGCGGCAATAGTCGGTCCTGCTAGCGCAACAACCGATACGAACGTAGTCAATATTGCAACCAGAATTATGATCGCTCCTATGATGCCAATCACAACTAGACCGAGCACACCGATTGCAACTGCCAGGGCAATTAGACCGGGGGCGGCTCCAATGGCGAGATACCCCGCGGCAATCAGAATGCCTAGTCCGACCCCGATTGCCAAAAGACCATTACTAAGAGCGTCCCAACTAAGACCCGCTACGTTACTTAGAGCACTTGCGAACAGATTTAGGGCGAATGCCAGTATCGTCAACGAAGCGATACCGATCAAAGCGCCTTCAGCTGAGTACGCCACTGCAACGATGGCCGCGACGACAAGTATCAGTTTACCCATCGAGCTGAGAATCTCACCCCAACTATGGTCTGCCATCTGTACGATCGCCCCGACTGCAATGTTCATTGCGATTGCAGTTAAGATCAAAGACCCAGCTCCAACAATGGCAGTTGCTGGCATTAGGTTCGCGATGGCCACTAGCAACAGGATTACTGCGGACAATCCGACTATTCCTTGGAATAGTTTATTCATGTCCATGTAACCCATTACTGCGACGGCAGCCACGAGCATCTGAATCGAGAATGCAAACGATACCATCATCAGTGAAATGGCTGCCATTTTGCCGAGATCGCTAGCGGCCTTGTTCATGAGCAGAACGAAGCCAACCAGAATTCCCATAAGAACTCCGACAGCGATGACTCCCTGAGCAATAACCTTGATGGGGAGCAAGCCCAGCGCGATAATCGGAATTACCAGCATGTTAATTGCTGCTGCCATGAGAATCATGGTTCCGACGCCCTGGATCATCGTCTTGGAATCCTTAGACAGAAGTTTCGCAGCAGTTGTCATACCCAGCACCAGTACCATGACAGCCCCGATACCCTGTGCGACAGTGCTCAACTTCATAGACCCAAGGATGCCAACCGAGATCGACATCAACAAGATCGCGATGGACAACGCCATAACAGCGCCAATGACACCGGCGATCTGCATCTTGTTGATCTTCATCTCAGAAATCTGAGTCAGAGCGATCAACAGGATCTTGGCTAAGACACCGATCGCCACAGCACCCTGAATGAGTCGAGGTGCAGGGATCATCGCAAGGATGAACAGCGAGCCAGCAAGAATACCGACGCTAATCGCAATTTCGCGAAGGGCCTTAGCCTTAATGACTTCCTGCATGGATTTCAGAGCACTGGTCATCGAATTGAAGACCCCAGAAATGGAGTCACCAATCTTGCCGAACTTGTCAAACATTCCGCTGAACGAATCAGTGACCTTCGTGAACTGACTCAGCATAGTCTGAAGGGTCTTAAAGCCCATACCAAGGCCGCCTCCGAGCAGAATTCCACTCAAGAGATCAGAGATCGACAGATCCTTGAGGCTGGATCCGAGACCAGACCAGAAAGTCTGGATCATTGATCCGGCGTTGTCAAATGCCTTGCCGACATTCTTCTTGAATGAGTCGAACGCCTGAGACTCAGAAGCGAACTTCTTGATCTGATCAATACCCTTAATGAGCCAGTCGATCAGATTCGCGATTGCCTCGACGACAGAAGCACAGAACTCGACAATACCAGTCGCCGCGGTGTAGATAGTCCCGCCGACAACACCAAGAGTGTTGAATGCATCGGAGGCTGCCTTCCCGAAGGTAGACAGACCGCTCGCTGCACTATTCGCCTCGTCGCCGAACCCGCCAAATATAGACTTGGTCAGATCCCCGAGCTTTCCGAACAGATCGATGACGCCGTTGATCAGAGATCCGAAAGGACCGAACGACTTCATCATGGTCTTGAAGCTATCGCCGATTGACGACAAGAAGGTGTTGTTGTTCAGATGCGTATCGATGTTGGCGAAGACATTATACAGATCTATACCAAACTCCTTGGCCGCCTTCACCTGAGGTGCAAAGGTCTTAGCCATGGTGTCACCGGCTCGACCGAAGGCCTTGCCAGCGTCCGAGATGACATCTTTCATCTTCTTGATGGATTCAGACCAGGCCTCAGCCATTCTAGGCGACGCATCGTCCCAGAACTTCTTAATCCCCTTACCAGCGCTCTCGACAGCTCCACCAAGGTGCTTGCCGATGGTCTCGCTGATTGGGAGAATCGAATCAGAGAAAGCTTTGACCTTCTCGGACCACTTGGGTCCAATAGCATCCGCGAGCTTGGTCATGTTCTCGAGAAACCCAGTCCCGAACCCGCCGAAAGCGGACTTGATCTTCTCCATCGGACCGCCGGTTCCAGAAGCAAAACCGAAGATCGCACCGAAAACATTCGAGACCGCATCGCCGAAAGGCTTGAAGACGTTGTAAGTTGCCTTCTTGATAGTCTCGATGAATTCACCAAGCGGCTTAAGCACAGCCTCGATGACAACCTTGAGTCCGTCGAAGATCGGGGTGATCGTGACGTCCGCAATTGCGTACATCCAGTCGGCAAGCTTCTGGAACTTGTCGACGATCCAGTCGAGGACCTTAGATAGGCCTCCGAGGATGTCGGTCCCACCAAGCATCTGACCAAACCAGTCACTGAAGACGGAGACGATGTCACCGACCTTCGCGGCGATCAGGATCATCGGCTTGATGAAGATGCCAGCCAGGATCATGCCGATCTTGAATGCGGCCACACCAATCTGGACAATCGCTGACGCAAACCCGATGAGGACCTCAAGAACTGGCGAGATCAGTTCGCCTGCCATTTTGAAGACCTTGCCGAGGTTGTTGGCGAAGTCGTCAGACATCATCAACCACTGGGAGATCGAATGACGGAAGTAGTACGAGAAGTCGTACAGAGCCTTGCCAGCATCTCCCTGGAACGCGCTAAAGAATCCCTCGCCGATGGCCTTAAGGGGTTTGGCGATATCGGTCCAGAGTTCACCGAGACCGTACCACCATTCCTCCCAACCACCGAGTTCATCCCAGCGGTCGAGAATGCCCTGAAGAGCATCGAAGAAAGTTCCAATGCCTCCGTTGACCACGTCGGACACAGCAGTCCACATGGTACGAGCTCGTTCGAAGTCGCCGAAGATCGTTCGGAAGATGGAAGCCCATCCCGAGCCGAGAGCTTCGGCCGTTGTGTCAATCAGCTGTGAGAAGGTCTTAACCTTCGTAGCAGCGTCGTTGGCTGTTTCCGCCAACTTCATAATTTCATCAGCCTGCTGCTCCGTGTAACCGGCACTCAACAGCTGTTCGCGAGACAAATCACCCGTGTACTGGGTCAGGGTCTCGATCATGATCTCGGATGTAAGCCATCCGTCCTTAAGCGAGTTACGGAACGACCCGGCCTTGTCGATCATCTTGTCGACTTCGACACCATAGGTACGTGCTGTACGCTTAAGTGCTTCCTGGAACTGCTCGCCGCCCATGCCGGCGTTCACGATAGAGTTCCAGTCTTGAAGTTTTACAGAGCCTGTCGAAAGCGCCTGAGACAGCTGATACATTGCCGTTGCGGCTTGCTCAGAAGTTGAGCCAGACATTGCTGCGACGTTCGACAGACCCTTAATCGCGGCAACCGAATCCTTCAGCCCGACACCCGCAGATGTGAACATACCGATATTGCGTGTCATCTCGGTGAACGAGTAGATGGTTCGGTCCGCGTAAGCGTTCAGTTCGTCGAGAGCTGCGTTGATCGTCGCAGTGGTCTCACCCTTGCTGAACGTGTTTGCCTGAATAGTCTGAACTGCGTTAAGCTGGTTCTCGTATTCGCGGAAACCGTCCATGATAGGTCCGAACGTGAACGAGGAAAGCACCGATCCGCCGGCCATTAAGGCCTTGGATGCGATGTTACCCATGGCCACGGAAGCAGCGCCCGCGAGCATGGAAAATTTAGTTGATGAAATCTTCGCGGCTGCGCCAACATTAGCTGTAGCAGCGGCAGCGGTCGTAGAATTGTTGACAACGGATGTGTTGATGTTCTTAACACCATCCGCAATACCGCCCATCTGCTTGGAAGCATCCTGAGCTGCCTTCCCGACATTGTCGAGACCGTCGGTCGACTGCTTGAAGTTCATTCCTGACTTCAGTCGATCAACATTGCGGAGAACGCCGTCAACACGGCTTGTGAACTTCGAATCGTCGAGCTCCAGGGAGACGACCTTATTCTCAATACTCTTACCCATTGATGGCCCTCCCAACCATTCGGTCGATTTCGTCGAAGATGGGTTTCATCGCAGGGTTAATGTAGTCCTTACCCTGGACGTAGCCACCTTGACGCGTCCCATGTCCGTATTGTAAGATGATCGCAATAGGAACCTTGGACACAATGTTTGTGTTATACCAAACGATCTTAACGCCTCGCTTGGTCTCCTTGACTTTGTATTGCCAAGAAGCAGCAGTCTTCCCGGTACCAACCGGGGTGTTGGCCCGGAGGGCCGCCACGCCTCGAGTACCAGCGGTTGCCAGTACGTCACGAAGCTTCTTGTTCTTGACTTGTGTCAACCATTTTGACATGTCGAACTCAGCGTCGAACTTCATCTCGATCATGACGGCCCTCCTTTCTTGATCAACCCCAGAGCGTGCCGTTGACAAGCTCGTACTGGAGACACTCGACGGTGCGGTAGCCACAGTAGCCATCGACATCGAGCTCGTGTCCGCGGTTTCGCAGGTGCTGCTGGAGTGCAGACACCGTATCCGGTCCGGCGATACCATCGGCCTCAATGTCAAGACGACGCTGAAGCTCTGCGATGGTGTCGGAACCGTCATAAGTGCTGGTGTTCCAAATCCAGCCAGTACCAGCTCGCGGGAAGTAGTCCTCGTTGTCCTCGTCCTGGTCCTCGATCCAGCCGTTAGCCGGAAGATTCATGGATGCCTGGAGAGCGTAGGTCGTCGCACTGCCCCACCACTTGTCGGTCAGGCTGTCTGCACCGTCCGAATCTTCCTCGGTGTCTGCGTCGGACCACTTGGGTCGAAGAACACAGTCGATTCCGTAGGAACGCTGACGGCGGTAGACACCATTGCCAGCAGACTGAGAGCCTGCGTTCGAGGGAGAAGTGTTACCCTCAATGGTCTGAAGCCAGCCGTCGCCGAGGTTTGCCTCGACAATACCGACGTGGTCGGTCAGGCCATCGCGATCCCAGTCGAAGAGCACTACGTCTCCACGCTGCGCGTCTTCGATGTCCACCTTGTCCATTCGAGACTTGGTGACGTCAGTGTTGTAACTGTAGCCACCGATTGCGTTGATCTCACCAGCCATGTCGAAACACATACTGACGAAGGCCATACACCACCAGACGTCTTCAGATGGACCGGCAAGCCAAGGCTGGTTCATACTCTTGGCGAGCCACCGTCCAGCCTCAGAACCCGGCTCAGGATCGTCCGGAGCATAGTAGCCGAGACGGTACGTGGCGTGCGACATAACGTCGTCGATCTTACTCATACTTTACTTCCCTTCGTAAATCGCTCGGTCTCGGTCCTCATGCGGGTCGGGCCCTGCGGGGACCTGTGCGTCAGCAGGAATGTCAATCATCCTCTACTCCCTGTTCTAGCCCTACGGGCTTGGTTCATGGCCGCACGTTGAGCTGCTGAAGCCCGGGCGTCCGGCTTTTGGTTGTTCTGCTTGGCTGCGGCGAGACGAATCAGCGTAAGTAGCCGATTCAAGTTCCACTTGTCAGCCTCGAATGGGATGCCCAGCTGAGTCATATACCAGTAGATCAGTTCACTGGTCATCGTATCTCGCGGGCCACCGTTTGAAGGCGGGTTCCATAGAACTGTCGCCGTAGCATTGTCAGACAAATAGTCTGCTATTTTGACCTGAACGAATTGGTCGAGCCTCTTGATGAAATCTCGAGGGAGAGGGCGGTCCGACATACACTGGATGTAGTACACTAACTCTTCGCCAGTCTGTGGTGGGGTTTCCAGGAATGACCGCTTGTAGACGGATTCCCACTCAGCCACCGCAGACAGGGTATGCGTAAGAGTAACTGTAAACGGCTCCAGGGTAACAAACGTATTACTACGCTCGTCAAACCGCTCCTCTCCCCCAAACTCAAGCGTTAGCGAAATCACGCCAGAAGTGCACTCAGCTCGTTAGGCATGACCAGCGTCGGGGTAGCAGCACCAGCACCAGCAGCGCCGCCAACGCCATACAGCTTGTCGGTGATCTTCTTGTACTTCGCCGGGTCGAGCTTCGAAGAGTCGACCGTGATGACGGAGACCGGCTGGAAGCCCGCCACCTGAACAGGAACGGTCGAGCACTCCCAGGAGAAGGAGATCGCCTCGGGAGAGTCAGAGACTGTGTTGTACGCACGCTCGGAAGGAGCCGCGGTCGCACCATAGATGATGTGCAGCAGTTCGCCGTAAGCATCACCCTTGGTGTCGTTACCCAGCTTCGTGCAGTAGGAGAACGCGAAGCGTGTACGCGGCTGCTGGCCAAGGCTGACACCCTTAGTCATCTGAGTGGTACCGTCACAGATAGCGAACTCGTCGGGGTATGTGTATGCCTCGATCGTGAACTTGAACGACGGAGCCGACATCAGGGTCAAGTACTTCAGGTTGTCTGCGTAGATATCCGAGGACTCGTCTCCCTCAGGAGTCTCCGTGACGGTCTTAAGACCGTTCCACGCAACGCCTGTGCCGTAGCGGTTCTGAGCGTTGTCGAATGGGAACAGAACGCCCTTGTTAACACCAGTGTGATAGAAATGGGAGCCCTCTTCGTCCCACTTGATCTGTGCCATAGGATACCCTCCTTAAAGGTAAACCGTGAAGACGAAATGGTTCATTCCGTCTGATATATATGTCGTATCCAAAGACGAATACGGGATCTTGAGGATTTCGTCGATCACGTCTGGCTCTGGATCCTTGGTGATGAGAGTGACCGAATATTCCTTAGCGCCCTTATATGGCACATCAGAAGCGTGGTCAATTTCTATCTTCGACAAGTGGAAGACAACCGCGGGATATCCAATCTTCAGATTCTCTGGAGGTTGGAAATATACCCGGTTGTGCAGGACCGCTTGCTGAAGCAGATGAAGGAGATCTCTATACGTGCGCATAAAGACCGCCTAGATTGATGGTCAGCCGTGGATAGTTCACACCGATGGATTGTACCTCCCATTTTGAACCCTTCCATACAACGTATTTCAGAGTCTCGAGGTAGGTATTGATCTTGGTGTCCATCAGGATGCTGATCTCGTTTGTGAGACGGAGGTTGGTGTTGACAGAAGACGAATTGTCATTCCTAGTATAGAGACTACGAATAACCCCCTTAGCAGGGATCTCGACAAAGTCCTCGAGCCAAACACCTTCCTCCGTCTCACGCGTCATCACGAAACCCAGCTTGCCGGAGAATCGTGACATCAGCCTCAGGCCTTCTTGCGCGAGATCGTCAGTGCCGAGTACGGTGCGGTCAGAGAGCCCGAAAGACGGGTCTCCATCAGGTACTTGTACTGGTTGAAGTCGATATCGAAGGACTCGGCCATACCGAGTTCCGCACCGGCATTCGAACCAATGGTGTAGTCATGCAGGTCGACCACGATAGCCAGAAGCTCGTGGTTAGTGCCCTTGATTTCGTGCTCCAGGCCCTCGAACTGGGGGACTGTAACGATCTTGGAGACGCCAAGAGCACCCGCAAGGGATGCCTCGGTCTCATACAGACGACGACCATTCTTGTCCTTCAGGAGAAGCAACTTGACCAGGCGCTTCTTCGCAATGAAGAGCGTCGGAGTGCCGGAGCCCTCAAGCTCGGCCGATGCCAGGACGATGTCATCCACAAGAGTCTCGTCGGTAGTGTTCGAATCGAGCGACTTGTGAATTGCATAGAGGTCATTCTCCTTAAGGATTGGACGGATGGCCTCGTCGTCGACGCGGTCGGGATCGGTGATCCGTCGACCATCGCCGATGAGAATAGCTCGAGCGATTTCCTCGTTGAGCTTACCCTTCATCTCGTTCTTGAGCCAAGAAACTACGTTGAAGTCAGTAATGTCGACGATGTCGTCGCGATCGAGCTTCTGCTTCTTGTAGATCGTCGTGGGAGACGTCGTACGGGTCAGAAGCTTGATGACCTCTTCGGTCTTCTTCTGAGCTTTCGTAGCATAACCCTTGGCTCGGGCCTTGTCGTCGCGGATGTCCGCGAGAACAGACTTGATTCGAGCGAAGGGCGAGTGCTTCGTGCCGTTCATGACGACGGAAACCCAAGACTGATCGCGGTCGAGAGTAATGGGCTCATCCGTGATGCTCTTGGCATCAGGGAAGAGGTACCCAACGTTCTCGATACCATAATCACCGTGTTTCAGTTCGTCGAGAAGGGTGGTGTTGTTTCGCTTGGCAGTCTCAACCAGCTCAGCGAAAGCTGCGTGAGACAGCGTGTTCTCGGAGGTCTTGTCGCCCTCAAAGACATTGTGCTTCATATCTTCCTCAGTTTCTTCGTTGGTCTCTTCGGAGTCCTCAGACTCCCCATCGATGGCGGCAGCAATGAGGTAATTGACGGCCTCAAGCTGCTCTTCGGTGAGCGTGGAAAGGATCTCACCGATGGTCTTGTCCTCATCAGAGGATGCATCTTCGGAGTCCGATTCCTCGGAGCCCTCGAAGTCTTCATGAGACACGTCTCCGTCACCCATTTTGATGATCGCGGAATAGCCCTCGCCATCGGAGTGAGCCATGGTGACGTTCTCGATCGTCGCCTTGGGGTTAGCACCCTTAAGGACGAGCGACACCTCAACAATGTTGCCATGCTTGACAACGTTGCCGTCCTGCTTGAGGTTGTTCGCGAAGATCGACATAGCAGTAACATCACCATGTTCAATCAGTTCGCGAGCATGTTCGGCCTGCTGAGATCCGTTGAAGAACCCATAGGCGTAAACACCCTCAGCCTTCTTCTCGAGCTGGGCGTGCCCGAGAACATTGGTCACGTTGTCGTGACCGTGCTGCCAGACGAGAGGGACGACAGCCCCATCGTTCTGTTCGAATGCGTGATGAGAGATGACTCGCCCATCGGAGCACTTGATGCCTGCGACGGTTGCCCACCCGTCGAAGTCGGCGACGTCATTAGGCGCTGCCATTTTGAACCTCCTGGTCGTTGTTTGACCGTTGATCCGCGTTTGCGGATGACGTATACGGATTTGCCAATTGATCCGCCTTGGGATCCGTGGACTGTGGCAAGCCGATGATCGACCTGATCTCGTTCGGAGTCATAACCTGGTTGGTGATGAACGTCTGAGCCATCGACGCGATGCTATCGAGTGAGGTTGCCGCGAACGGATCCCGGACATAGATGATTCGCTGACCCTGAGATCGAGCGGTCTTGGTCAAGAAGACCATGGTTGCCGATTTCGTGATTGTGTCGAGAATCGGCTTGACCGTCCGGTTGTAGTAAGACAGGTTGGTCTCAGCATCTGCTGTGCCGTTGAACACACTCTCGGTGAAACCAAGAGCGTTGTATAGCTGTTCTGACAAGTACTTGACTTGATCGAGCAGATTGTTCTCAACTGGACGGTTGAGCTGCGTGATCTTCTCTGCACCATCAACGTATGCCACACCAATCTCCGAATTTCGGAGCTGCTGTTCAATGGCTTCGCGTCGAGTCTCAGCTTGCTGCTGTCGCAGTTCGCCTCGAACCGAATACGGGAGCTGAATAATCAGATCCAACTTCTTGCCGAGAGCTGAATTGTCGATAGCGTCGAGTGCGTCGAGCTTTCGAGCAAGTCGGTTGGCCAAAGAGTTGTTGCTAGAAGTAACATCGTAGAGTGGACTGTATATAATTGCCGCAGAATTCTTCGAGATACGAATAGTTTCTCGATTACCACTACGATCGTTATACAGATTCACATCGACGGAGTCGGTATACCAACTCTCGATTCGTCCAACACGGAGAGAAAGGACATCGAACGACCCTTCCTCGTTCAGAGCGGTGTCTGTGTCGACCGGAACCAGAGCTGCGCTACCAGTTTCCAGCATCGTATAGACGAGCTCGTAGATTAGAGCATTCGAGGTCTGATCGATGTTCGCCATCAGAGACAAGCATTCGTTCAGAGACGAGTCTTTCTCACAGTCGTACCTACCATTTTGATCTACCTTGACATGGCGAATCGGAGTGTTCGCAACGTCCAAGGCAATCTTGTTGTATAGCGTTCGGACCAGGTTTGTAGATCCGATAGAACGGTAGCTTGGGCGGTATTCGCTGTAGCTACTATTCTTGTAACGATCTGGGCGATCGTGCGCGAACACGTTCCATGCCCGAGTCAACCGTGACATAATACCCATATTACCTCCTCTCGTTAGTTGAAGTCATCGAGTTGCTGTTTATATGCGACCCAAGCATCCATAAGTGCCGCAACTGAGTCGATCTTGAGATCCATTCGTTTCTTCAAGATCTTGCGATTGCCATTAGTGTCCTCCAGGGTGATGGTGTTACCCATTGCCCACGAGAATAGCTCTTGATCGAAGATTAGCCTTCGATCTTCAGCCAAACTCTTGAGTTCACCTAACGGTACTGACTCGGTTCGCGCACCCTGAATGACTTTGTGGATACCATACGGTCCGTTGTCAGTTGTCCACCGCTCAACGAACTCTCTGGCATTGTACGGATCGTATCCAAACGCTCGAACATCGTACTCGGATCTCAAGATGTATTCGTCGAGATCGTTGTAGACTTCGATCATGTCCAGGATTGTTCCGTCCATGACCTGGAGCGAACCTTCTCGAATAAACGACTCGTACTTTGCACGTCCGGCAGCCGGAAGCTTGTCAAACGTACGAGTGGTGATGTACGCTCTTGTCTTGACTCCGAAGTCTTCAGTGGATAAGGGGAACAAGAACGTAAATGCACAGAAGTCGTCACCCTGAGAAAGGTCTGCACCCATAGCACATGGCATTTGCCAGAACTCTCGTGGGTTGTGAGGGATCGTTTCTTCGTACTTGAAGAAGTAAGTGTATCCCTCGCACGGGATTCCGAATCGTTTTGCCAGAATGTCGTTCCTCGCGGAGGGGACATTCTCGGCCCTAGCGACGTCTCGTTGGTATGTATCATAAGACACAGTCTTGCCAAGGTTGGGCTGGGCCTTAATCCACATGTTTGGATCCCCAACCTCAGACACGTCGTCCAGTCGGTAATACCAGATCGACGAGTGTGGATCGTAGTACTCACCTTTAAGTATCGAAAGTAATTCCATTTTGATGGAATCACCGACGCCGTTTCGGACAGTACCCTCAGATGAGACTGCAACGATGACCCAGTCGTTGAGTTTCGATGCACCCTGCTCGAGAGCAGAGATGACGTTCTGGCGGACATCGCCAGACAGCCATTCGTCAATTGTATTCACCTTAGATCTCAAGCCCTGAAGTTTATCAACATTCATAGGGCGAACCTCAAGAAGAGAGTTTGTCGAGAAATTCTCGATTCCCTTCTTGGTAGGGCAGAGCAGAGATCGATTCGCCTTGGCACCAACCGTTGCGTGAACAGTCCCAGCCGACAGGAATTTGAACAGGGGTCCTCGACTACGCGTAATGGCAGTCTTGAATGGGGACAGCGTTTCTTCAGCCTGAGGCATGGTGGGGGCTGTGGCAATTTGGTGAGTTGTAGTGGGGTCGATAGTCAGGAAGTAGGCGTGGATAAAGGCCATGTACATGGACTTGGCCGCGCCTCGTGCGACGATAAGGTATTGCTTGTTGACCAAGCGTCTCTTAACGTCGACCTGGACATATCGACCATTGTGGCCAGTCTCGTCAGGAACGAACTTGGTAACTTTCTCGAAGTAGAACCACGAAAGGAGTGATTCGGCCCAGAGCTTGAACGAATCAAGTAAGGTCAAATCGCTTCCGTCGACAAGGGTCATCTCGTTTTCGCAGAAGGCGATGAATCCGTCGATAGCGCCATCGTCATAGAAGTATCTCGGGTTGGCGATCAAGTCGTCGATCCGATTCATCTCCATTTCGATGGTATGCGATACGGGAATCTCTCCTGCGAGGACCTTTTCGCGAAACTGGGCATAGTACTTAGGTGTAGCGGTGTTTGATAGCGCCATACCTACTTCTTACCAGTTGCGTTCTTCAGGATTGCGTCGAGGTTAAAGGACTCCTTAGCCATCTTAGCAACGCCTTCGTACTCCGTGCCCTTGAGCTTGGAGTCGAGAGCTGCCGTGAGCATGTCGGTTGCCGTTCGGGCAGCATACTTCGTCAGGTTCTTGCGAGCCTCGTCGACGAAGAGATCAGCCGTCTTGGCAAGAGCACTCCTATTTTGATTCTCGTACTCGCGGAGCTTTTCCTTGAGTTCGTAGTTCTGCTTCTCGAGGTTGAGTCGCTTGTTCTGCTCGATGAGATCCGTGGAAGAGAGACGTCGAGGAGCTTCCTTCCGCAGGTCGGCTGGAATGCCTCCCTTGGGAACCTTCTGCTTCTCGAGTTCCTTCTGCTTCTTCTCGGCTTCCTTAGCGGCCTTCTTCTCAGCGCGCTCGGCTTCCTTTTGCTTCTTCTTGCGATCAGCCTCGGCCTTGCGAGCTTCTTTCAGCTTCTGGTTCTCGAGCTTCTTACGGGCCCGTTCAGCAGCCTCCTTGGCTCGCCTTTCCTTGTTAGCAGCGTGCTTCTGGGAAGCAGCCTTGGCGCCCTTCTTAGCAGCGGAAGCAGCCTTCTTAGCCGCAGCAGCTGCTGCCTTAGCGGCCTTTTTGAGCTCGGACTCGTGCTTCTTGCGTTCCTTCTCGGCGGCCTTCTCAGCCTTGGCTCGTTCCTTACGGAATGCCTCAGCATTGACTGCTTCGCCGATCTTCTTCTTCTCTTCGACGGACCGAAGTCCGACTCCGCCGGAACTTTCAGTCTTCTTGCGGACGCCCCACTTCATGCCGAGGACGCCGTAGTGAGACAGGGTTTCTTCGCTCATGGTTTTCTCCCATCATTGAATGGTCAGTCGCCACTCCGCCTCTTTCTGCAAAGACTCGACTGCCTTGATGGCGAATGAGGTCTGCGGCGGATCAAACATCAATCGAACTGAGAAGTTCACATACTGTCGTAGAATCCGTCCAAGAGTCGTAGTGGGGTAATCTGCCTCGGACGATAGGTCGCCAACTTCGCGGTTTAGCTGAGTTGCGGTTGCCAAAGCATTGTCAATGGCATCCTTAACTTCGCCGTCGAATGAATTGTCGTCCTCCATCAACCCGAGGTAGGTCTTTGTGTCATGTAGAATCGACATTTAGCCTCCTACCATAGTTTTGTATCGCCGGGTGATCTCGGATCGAAGTCGTCGAGAGCCAACGCCTTGGTTCCATAGTGGATTGCATTATGAGTATCTCGACTCACACAAATAAGATTGTTGATATCCCACATGCATGGGTCGAAATTCTCACACTGACGAGGCGTGAGAGGATTGATGTGATGTACGACAATGCCGTCGTGAATCTCATATCCCTCAAGGCCGAGATCGCAACCAAGATCTCTCGCGATAACTTGGGTGCGAGCCTCTCGCCAAATATCGCTTTGGTAGAAACTCTGATTCAACCACCTAGATCCGCCGAAAGTCTCGCCGAAAAATGCTCCATTGAGTGAGAGGTACTCGAGTCGTTCTTCGAACGTATATAGGTGTCTGAGTTCGTCATAGCTCCGCATCTGAATCTCCAGAATATACCTTGAAAGCGGCTAGCGCCTCCTGAACCAGTTCCTCGGTACGGGCGGCAGACTCAAGCGCCGAAACCTTGGCTCGAGCGAGAGTCGTGTCTGCCTCGAGGCGAGCTTGTTCAAGTCTTTCGCGACTGGAGCCCAATTTAAGGAAATGAATGATCATCGAGTTGCTTGCTGTACCGTCAAGAATCTGCTGTGTCGCAAGATCCATGGCAGCGCTGATCGCCAATCGCTCAGCTTCCTCGGGAGTTCGAGGAGTTTTGGTCTTCTTTTTGACCATCGCGCGTCCTTTCTTATACTTCGATCTGAGTTTTCGCCTGCCCCAGCCCATGCCCGGAAAGGAGCAAGAAACAGGCATGGAGAACTAAGTGGCCGGGGCAAGCCAAAACCCAAATCGAAATATACCTCCGGGATAATTC